CAATAAATTGCGAATATGCCCTCTGTACTTGACCAACCATTCGGAAGGGAAAACCGGAAAGCATTCCAGCAATTTCATCATCCGTTTTTGAAGGAAACAAATACTTCAGTGATTCAATGCTATCAACCCCTAACTCTTGTAGGTTACGAGTAAAGATAGACTGGTTTAATTTATCTTGAGCAGTATCTTCATAAACAGGCCCCATCCACCTCCAGGACACTGATCTATCGCCATCAGGGGCAAGGCCTAAGACACCATCTGGAATTTCCTTTGTTTCTAAAGCAAGCTCAATTGCTTTCTGCAATTTCTTTTCATAAACAGCCTTCTGTTTATTATATTTATCTATTGATTCATCGCTATCATCAGCAAGAATCTCTGGGTATTTAATGCCAGATGCTTGAGCTAATGTTTTACGGAAGATTTGCTCTTCCTGAAAAATCATCAATTCAAAACATTTACAAATCCCATAGTTATATAGTTGTAAACATTTCTTTTTAGCAGTAGCACTTACGCGCCCATAAGCAGATTTAATTTCAGTAGCGGTAACATTTGTAATAGAAAGGTCATCAATGCCACCAAGAGCAAGCCGAATTTCAGAACGTAGCTGTTCTGTGTAACGTGCTTGATCAGTGCTAATTGCATTTGGTGTAATAAAACCAACACGATCCGTAGGTTCTAGGTTTGCAATAACTCGTGGTACACGCATTCCACCACCAGGACTACCAATGTATCCTGCTGGACTTCTGCTTACAGGGTCTTGCTTATAAGTAGAACTCAGAATACTTAGGTCAGAACTAAAGCCAGACTGGCTAGCAATACTAGGACGTTGAGCAAAGTCAGAAGTATTGGACTCAACAATATCTTGTTTTGGCCTAGAAGATAGTAATGTTGGGTTACCAAAAAATGAAAGGTTTGCCCTGATGTTTTTAACCATTTCATCATGGGCAACAATTTGATTAGCTAACCAATCAAATTCACCATTGCCATCAGTTCCAAAAGCATCTGGATTATTGAAGACTTCAACACAAGGAATAAACTGAAGGGTATTTGTTAAAACTTTTTTATCTGTTGCAGTAAATTCTTGTGGTGTATCAAAGCTAAGCTCTTGCTCACTATGCATCTCCTCAATACTGTCTACCGTAATTCGTAGACGCATATAACGCTTATCTGTTGAAAGACCAACGCCAGCAAAACCACGGGAGGATTTTACTTTATAGGGGTAGATGATAATAACTTCTTCTAAGTCACCTTCTGGAGAGTAATAAGTACGATAAGCATTTTTATCAAACCAGTAAAGTCGATATGTTTTTTCAGTTGGCCTAATATAAAACAAACCTTTACCATGAGCAAGAAACCGATCCCAGATCGAATCTAACCTGGCATCAAGTTTATTGAATTTAATGACTTGTTGAATGAAATCAAAACGCTGAGTACCAAAGTTATCTTGATCAGGATAAAATTCGACACCTTGTCGAATTCCAAACATTTTCATCTGTGACAGATGAGAACTGATCAGCATTGTGTCGGCGTCACCAGTGGACTCACGGTTGACCACCGCATTCAGCATTTGTTCAAATACTGTTTTGGTATTGCTCATTAGCTATAGTCTTTTTTCTATTATGCCTCAATTTCATAGCCAGGTGCAATCCTTTTGAAAGTTAAAGACTCTTCATCCGCTTCAACTTCAAATCGTTCACCAGGGCGAAGACCAAGGTCATGGCAAAGTTCATCTGGAAGATTAATGACAGCTGAACCATAAGCATCTTGCTCAAGTTCAATACCATCATAAAAGAAATTAGAGGCCATAAGGAATTACTTTAAATAGTCTAATTCGTAAACACTCTATAGGAAGTAATCCTTATCCTGTCAAGTGTCAAAATTCAACTTGTAATTTGCCTCTGGTCATAAGCCCATTACAAAGCCACACTAAGGCGTCGACCGTATCATCATGTGAACTTACACCAAAGTTAATGATTTCATCACTAAGAGCTTGGAACTTACGGTACTTATTAAAAAGAATCTTATGGCGTTCAAATAAACCCATAATGCCACGAAATCTGGCTACTTTGTCTCCACGGAAACCTTTTACAGGATGCCATAACATATTATGAAGGCCATGTTCACCAAGACAAATCCGTTTGAAATCAGCTTCTAAAGAAGCTTGATAAGCAACAGCTTCCGACCAAATATCAATGTTGCTACCAGTGGGATAGTACTGGTCACCATCTTTATGGATAACCCCCCACTCATAAAGCATCTCCATTAGGGCTTCTAATTTTTCTATGTTTCCCATAACTCGAATGCGTTTGCAATCAATGATATAGAGCTTTTCTTTAATCCTTCCACCCATAACAAAGACTGTGTAGTCATTGCGTTCTTTTATGCCAGCAGAAAGGTCAACACCAATACCAAGAGAATCAAATTCAGTTGGGATTTGCCCTTTAATAATAAGATCAGGAGAGATCGACATCTCACTGGTCTGAATAATCTTGTTTTGATACTGAAAACTAAAACTAATTGGCGCTTGTTTACGACGATCACGAAGATACTCTAGCGACCACATTTCAGGCCAGTAAGAAGTTTCTTCTCCATTGCTATCAATTGTGATAGCTGATTGAACAATTTGAATCCAATCATTATTAGGGATAAAAGTTGTTTGATGAATATCATCATGTCGGAATCTTGTACCAAGACAAATAGCACGTCCACCTTCAAACATTGTGGGAACAATAACTGAGTTCCAGTTATCTTCCATTGCTTGACGGATGTCTTTATTTTTAATGTCATCAGCTGACTTCACAACGTCATCAAGTAAAAGCAAATGACTACGCTTTGAAGTCACTGCACCTTTAAGACCAGCACAACAAATGGTAAATTCTTCTTCACCAGTAGATCGAATACCTGCAAATTTCCAGTCAATACTCCAATACTCATTGGAGTTAATACCTTTAGCAATTTTTACAGTTGGAAAAATTTCTCGATATGCTTTACTTTCTTCAATAATTCTTTTTATAGCTGCACTTTTAGGACGGGCGACGTCAACTGTGTAAGAGATGTAAAGAATTTTTAAGGGTTGACGATGTAAGGCGTGAACGCCAATAGCCCAAGCAGCAAATAAACCTGTGACAGTGCTTTTTGCACTACCACGTGGCGCTAATATATCAACATTTGGTCCAGCAATACCAATTAAACATTGACTGTCTTCATGAGTATGTAGATGTTCATGCCATAACATCATGTGTTCTGCTGGCGGCTTATCTCCAACAACATCACAAAAGTAAGCAAAATCTGTTCTAGCTTTTTCAACATCAATATCAGATGTTTTCTTAACTACTTGTTGTTTTGCTGCAGCACGAGCTGTACGCCTGTAGACGCTATAAAGAGATGTATTTGCCATGAGTTAAGGTTAACCTATCAAACCTTAAGACTCCTCTGCCAAAATTTTAGTCCATACACCCATTGTTGCTTCTTGTAAAGGCTGTTCAATTGGATCGTCTTTAAAGATTAAAAGAATTTCTCTAAGAGCACGATCTGCACCAGCAAGGATCAAACCTTGTTTATCTGATACATATTTTTCATCATTGATTTGCTTGATGGCACCACGCAATTCTTTTTGTAACATTGCAATACGTGCTGATCCCATGTCTTGTTTAACAAGGCCAATATCAATGCCATCTCTTAATTTAGAGATGTCTTTTTGCATGGAATCAATTTCAGACTCTAGGATCTCATTAAAGTTTCGTTTTTGAAACTTCTTTTTAGACCATTGATCACATTCAACAATTGTACCCATAAACCCTAAAAAACGGGCATACAAGTACATTTGAATTGTTGAATTTGCATTTTTACAAAAGGTTAAATAAGCTTCTTTATCTTTTTCAGTTAAGCTATTTAACCAATTGTTCATGATCTGTAGGCTTGCCTGGATTGATTGTAATCGCGTTCTTCTTTGTAACGCCTAAACATTTCTTGCTGAAGATCAGTTGTACGCTGTTCTCTAGCGGTTTTACCAACCGTAGCACGTGTTTCTTCTCCAGTCAAACCAATCTGACGTTCTTGGCTAGTAAGAAGTTGACCTTGAGTTTCACGAGCTTCTTGACCAGCAACTCTTGTTGTTTTTCTTGTTTCTTCTCCAGTTAAACCAATTTGACTTTCTTGACCAGCAAGTAATTGTTTCTGAGTTTCACGAGTTTCTTGTCCAGATGCTCTAATACCAAGCCTTTGTTCTTCACCTGCGACTCTCGTACCTAAACGTTCTTGTTGTCCTGAAGTTTCAATTCCAAGACGTTGCTCTTGGCCAGCAACCCTAGTACCTAAACGTTGCTGTTGTCCTGAAGTCTCAATTCCAAGACGTTGCTCTTGACCAGCAACCCTTGTGCCCAAACGTTCTTGTTGGCCTGTAGCAGCAATACCAAGACGTTGTTCTTCACCTGCAACTCTAGTAGTTAAACGTTCTTGTTTTCCAGTTAAACCGATTTGACGAGCTTGTCCAGCAAGTAATTGTTTCTGAGTTTTACGAGTTTCTTCTCCAGTTAAACCGATTTGACGAGCTTGTCCAGCAAGCAACTGTTTCTGAGTTTCACGAGTCTCTTTTCCAGATGCTCTAATACCAAGCCTTTGTTCTTCACCTGCAACTCTGGTACCCAAACGCTCTTGTCGTCCTGTAGCAG